CTCCAAACGCAAATCCAGGAGGCTTAGCATTTCGATATTGATAGTTAGTAGTGTCTCTACCAAAGTTTGGTCGGTTAGTCTCTTCATTGGCTAGGTTTTGTCGTCCACCCATTGGTCCTCCAAACGCAAATCCAGGAGGCTTAGCATTTCGATATTGATAGTTAGTAGTGTCTCTACCAAAGTTTGGTCGGTTAGTCTCTTCATTGGCTAGGTTTTGTCGTCCACCCATTGGTCCTCCAAACGCGGCCATTTGAGGTCCGCCCATTGGTGGCTCACCGCCGCCAGCACTTTGCATCAACATAGCTTTAGCTGTATCTAAAACAGCAATAGCGGCTCCGATGTCACCTTGTGCTCTACCAACAACAGCTTCAGCTAATATTGCTGAATCCCCTTCTATATCTACGGGTGCTCCACCCATTGGGGGTCCTCCGCCAGCGGCAGCCATTTCACCCATTCCTGGAGGCGGCATTCCGTCCATTGGTGGTCCACCCATTGGGGGAGGCGGCATCGGTGGGGCAGCCATCGGATCCATAGGAGGAGCATTAGCAGTCCCGCCTTCTGTTCTTATATTCATTAAATCTTCTAAACCTGCCATACTTAACTCCTTGGTCGGAATCCGCTTTGGAATACCTGTTGTGTTAGTGTATCACCTTGTTGATTTGTGGGCAACTGAGAAATACCGTTGTTTAAATAACCCCCGTTAAACATGCCTAAACGCTGTTCTGGATAACCCATTACAGGACCCATAGGGGGAGGCATAGGAAATGGTCCTTGTGGGGGCGGCATTGTACGAAGTGGAGGACCCATTCCAGGAGCTTGCCCAAACTGTTCTGGCGTCATTTTTCGTACTAACGGTGTTGCACCACTGTCTGTTGCGTAGGGCTGATACGGATCTTGAACAAATTCTCCGGTGTATGGGTTTACTGGCCCGTCGTAAGGCGGCGGCGCTGGTGGCTGGGGAAGCGGCTCACCTCCAGGAGGGAGACCTCCTCCAGGAGGGGCAGGAGGTAGTGGTCCTCCGTCAGGAATATTTGGATCAAACGGATCAGGTCCTTCATTAGGATTATTAGGGTCCCACGGTAGGAATGGTGGGAAACCGCCACGTCTTCCTCCAAAAGGAGGCGGTCCTGCTGGCGGAGTTGGCGGCGGAATACTTGGCTCTGTTGCTGGCGGAACATAAATATCGTCAATACCACTAAAGTCAATACCACTAAAGTCAATACCACTAAAGTCTCCACCGCCTGGAAATGGGTTGAAGTCAGGGCCACCACTAGGAAATCCCCCACCCGTTGGAGGAGGCGGTCCTTCTTCTAAAACAGGAGGGGGGCCTCCGCCCATGAATGGAGGAGGCGATCCTTCCTGTGGTCGTCTCCCTTGGAAAGGAGGCTGAAACGGTGGTTCAGCAAGATCTATCGGCGATCCAGGAGGCATGTACGGTTCTTCGCCACCGCCCATGAATGGGTTAAAGTCTGGTCCACCCATTGGTGGCGGTGTGAACGGTTCTTCAACAACGGGAGGTTCAAACCGTCGTCTTCCTTGGAAAGGAGGTTCTCCGCCACCCAAATTAGGATCACTAAACAAGGAGTCGGGATCAAAATCAGGGGGTAGGTTTGGTATTGGAGTGTTTCCCCCCATGAATGGATTGAAATCTGGTCCCCCCATTGGTGGTGGTGGCGGCGGAGGCGGAGAAAGCGTAAACGGTTCTTCAACAAAAGGAGGTTCTCCGCCACCCATGAACGGAGGCGGAGCAAAAGGCCCTTCCTGTGGTCGTCTTCCTTGGAAAGGAGGTTCTCCGCCACCCATGTTCGGATCACTAAATAAAGAGTCGGGATCAAACGGAGGCTTTGGCCCAAACCCCTCTGCTGGAATACCACCGAACTGTGGCCCCCTTTGTTGAGGAGGAACGAAAGACCCGAGTCCTTCAGGAACAATCTGTCCCTGACTTAACGTAGAGACTTCAGGAAGAGAAGCTATTCCTTGTTCCGCTTCCGTTGCTTGTGTGTTTTTAAAATCAGCAACATCTGCCTCATATTGATCTGTTGCGGAACTTTTAGCGTCGTTTGCGTCCTTCCTTACTCTAACCGCTTCTAAAACTTCAGGAGGGGCTACCTGTTGTGCTATTTCTGGGGGTAACTGAGGTATAACTTCTTGCATCACTTCTATCGGTAACTGAGGTATAACTTCTCGGATTATTTCTGGGGGTAACTGGGGTATAACTTCTCGGATTATTTCAGGAGGCAACGAAGGAGCTATCTCTCGGATTATTTCAGGGGGTAACTGAGGTATAACTTCTCGGATTATTTCAGGAGGCAACGAAGGAGCTATCTCTCGGATTATTTCAGGAGGTAACTGAGGAGCTATCTCTCGGATTATTTCAGGAGGTAACTGAGGAGCTACCTGTTTTATTACTTCAGGAGGTAACTGAGGAGCTACCTGTTTTATTACTTCAGGAGGTAACTGAGGTATAACTTCTCGGATTATTTCTGGGGGTAACTGAGGGGCTACCTGTTTTATTACTTCAGGAGGTAACTGAGGTATAAATTGTTTTATTTTTTCAGGAGGCAACTGAGGAAGTATGTTCATAATTTCACGCATTTGGCCACCCCCCATTCCTGGATCAGAAAATAATGAATCAGGATTCACTACTTGCGGAGAAGAAACGGGCTTATCGACAGACAAACTAGGAATGGAAGGTTTCACCATATTTGGAATTGCGTTACCCCTTCCTCCTCTGTTTAAAGGATTAAAATTACCTCTTCGTCCGGCCATTATGGGTTTTCCTTGTTATTATTAAAGTTCATCGTATATCTCCAAAACTCTAGAAGGTGTCATATCTCTTACTATTTCTTTTTTCTCGGGAGTTTTTTGTAATTTTTCTGTTGTATCGTAAAATTCCATTTCCGAAGCTAAATCTTGTGTAACAACTAATCCATAAGCCGATAAAAATCTTATAAATCTTTGAGTAGTTTCTCTTCCCTGTGCCATTCGCATTGTTTCTTTAAACAATTTCTCATCCAACAGCATTTCACCAATCATCTTACGAGAATTTTCGGCCATTCTACCAGAAATAGCGGTTGTTCTTCGTCCTGTTTGTGTTAACGGGGCTATCAACAACCGCTGTAACATTCTAGCGCCTTCAAGGTTAGCGCCTGCCTTATAGTCACCACCTTTAATTGCGCGAGTTACTCCCTCCGAGGGTAATGCCCCCAGTTCTCGTTGAACCATGTCATTCAATACTTTGAGATTTTTTACAAAGTCTTTACCTTCTTTACCTAACAAAGGAATCATGAAGTTATCGAAAGTTAATCTTGGTCCTGCAATATCAGCAGGACCGAAACCTTCAGTCAATAATCTAGTTAATGCTTGGTCATCTAAAACGTAAGCACCACCTGTGCCTTGTCTGGGTTTGATAATATCTTGTAAAAGAAATCGTTTAGTTACTTGAGCAACTTGTTCTTCTAACTCAGGATTGTCTTTTAAAATAGAACGTAGGTATTCAACATCCTCTAAAACAATACCCGATTGTTTTTCAGTTTTACCCGTAGATAAAATACTCTCAACAATATTAGTTACTCGTTTATCAGGGTCTCCTGCCTTAGACATACCAAACCGTGCTTCTATTGTAAGTATATCATTTTCTATTTTTTTCAAGCCCCCAATGACATTTCTATCAAATTGCTTAGTTCCCTGCATAAAACGTGAACCGAATTTTTCATCACCAAAGACGGCTCTTAGTGTTCCTTCGTGTTCTTTTATGAATTTCCGGTAGTTTTTGGCTATTTGTAATGGTGTTGATCCAGGACTATCCAGAACTTCTCTTTGTATATACGCGGCAAGACCTTCCTGTATTTGTAATACTTCATCTGAACCATCTTTTTGTAATACTTTCATTAAGTCATCAACAGGTGTGTTTTTAATACTTCCTTTAGCTGTCGTCTCAAATAGAGACTCAGCTACTTTTTCAGGACGTTGTTGTAAAATAGAACGAATTGATTGACTGTTAGATAATTCTAAGGCTTCTTTTTGCGCACTCCATGTTTGTCTTAGATCATCTCCCCATTGGTTATCCAGAATCCATTGATTTAATCGTTTCTTTCCAAGTTTTTCCCCCGTTTCTTTAAAAGCCTTTTTAGCCGCACCGTCTCTCACTAACTGATTCATCTGGTTCTCTAAACCACGTTCTAACTCTCTCGCCAGTTTTAACGCCCCTTGTTTGCCTTCAGGAAGGTTACTAGCAAAATCATTTATAGCAACTCTAGCGTTGTTTAGTTCCCCAATAGTAAAGTCAGGAGATTCGAAACCTTTTTTACCTCTTCCGCGCAACCTGTTTAAGGTGTTTTGAGGACCCGATGGGATCATATCGTATAACGCTCTAACCGATTCGTCAGCATTTGCTGCACGGAAAAGTCCACTTGCGTCACCTTTCCGTTGGTTTAACCATTTATCAGTAGCTGTTCTTGTATAGCCTGCCCCCGTTTTTAAATCTGCGTATTCTGGATTGTTTAACGCATCATCCCAAGCCTTGTTGTAAGGCTCTAAATAGTTTTTTCTAATTTGTTGTATTCGTTTTTGTGTTCTTTCAAATATTGGACCACTAGACGCTTGTGGGTTGTCCACTTGTCTAAGCACGCTTTGTCCCGCAACAGCCGCATCATCCGCACCACCAACTTGTCGTCTTACAATATCAATCATATCGTAGGCTTGATCTTCAAAAAGATCGACATCACGTTGCGCCATTACTCTAAGACTTTCAGAAACTGTCGCCCCTGTTGCAGTACCTGTTCCGATATCTGGTCCTATCCTATCGTTTAAAGTTTTTACAAACTCATCGATAACTTGTTGGTTGCCGTTTTTTATTTCGCGGTAAAATTCTTGTACTTTAGGATCGTCAGCACCTTTTAAAAACATGACTTCTAAATCAGCCGCATCTGTTGTTCCGGCCCGTGACGGTATTGAAGGGTTGTAGTTTCCTTTAAACTCTGCACCAAATTTATCGGCAAGATATTGCATTTGTTCTCGTATTTGTTTTACCGATATTTCATCTCCATATAAAACACCAGGAGTATCTATACCCCTTTCAGAATTTCTTGCATTTTGTAACGCGTTATCTATTCGTTCATAAAACTCGGGGGGAATATCTGTTTTTGTTATTGACGCCCACGCTTTTTTGATGGCGGCGGCACTTAAAGATATTCCAGCAGTTCCAGCAAACGCCCAAGCGCCTATTACTCCGGATTCTTTTAACATCTCATCTGGATCTCTATCGTGAGCACCCATTGCGCTACCCGCCATTAACCGCAAAAGATCGCCTCCTGCCGCACCAACAGCAGACATTCCAGACATCCCTATAACTTTCCCTGTTTTTGCTAACAACCCTCCTTTCAAACCCAGCGGTGTTGAAAACTTCTTGCCACCATAAACGGTTAATGCGATATCTCCCGCTATCGCAGGAGCTTCTTGAATTAAAAAATTATAAAAATCTTCTCCAGTTAGTGCAGGCGTGTTTATTAATTGGAAATTCTCTTCCCCTTTGGCTCTATAAGCAACCCCTAATGAAGGATCGCTGGGGCTTACATACTGATACTCACCGTCTAGCCCGTGTTGTTTACCTACAAATTTATAATCGTCTATGGTCATTTTACGTGGACCTAGAGCGACTTTAGTTCTGAAGCCCCTACCAATTTCAGGATCGTCAAACGTTAATTCGTTTGCTGGATCAAAACCAAGAGAAGCTATTTTTCGTGATTTATCTAACCCAATAGGAGACATCGGGTCAGTGTCGTTCGCAAGCTGTTGACTTGATCTAAATGTTTCGGCAGAGGGTCCCACCCCAACTAAAGATGGGACTTGCGGCATAGCCCGAAGTTCTTCTAACTCATCTAAACGTGCTTGATACTCTGGATGACGTTCAGACATATCGTATTCGATAGGCGCTCGGTTATACGGCTTAACTCTTTTTTCCCAATTAACAGCTGTTTCTATTAGTTTAATTTCTTCAGGAGTATATAGTTGAGAAGCCCTAGTTTTAATTTCAGGACTGTATATATGCGTAGCTAGTTCTAATTCTTTTGGAGACAATAACTGACCATAAGTAACGTTCGGGTTATCTTTTAACGTCTGTTTAGCTAATAACGAAGCGGCTTCATTTCTCAGCTGGTAAAATTCATCTACCCGTTGTTGATCAGTAACGTCCATTACTTGTACAAATCCTCTATAGCTTGAAGATCTTCATTTAATCTAGCACTTGGGCTTACTGTTGTTGTCGCTTCACTAGAATCAAACTCAGTTCCTGCCCGTCGTTTATGCTTTTGATAAAGTTCAATATCGGGGATTTCACCATAACGAGTGTAAAAGTTTTTAAACACATACTTCTGTGGGTTTGTATAATCCCGTTTACCGTCTACTACAGAAGGCTCCCAGTACCCCCCGATAATAGAGGTGAATAAATTATCGTCTAAAGGGTATTGACCAGCATTCAAGCTGTTCTTAGAAATAGTTCCCATCACTACGTTATCTGTTTGTCTAACTAAGGTATCAATAAAACTTAAAATATTATCTTTAGCCGTTTGTGCGTCTTGAGTCGCTCCAAAACCAACCATTTGTAGGTGGAATGCTAAATCTTTATCAGACAGGGTTCTACCTGTTTGTCCGTTAGCCGCTGCGGCAGCATACGCTAATTGTAACATCGTAGCTCTAGTTCTTACATCGTTATAGGCCATATCTCCTAGCGAAGCTCTAAAGCTAACGCCATCATTACCGTTTTCAAAAGCCTCCATAGCTATTTTCATTTGTTCGTCATCACCAGACTGTACCGCGTTGTACAGCATTCCAGCCAGTTCACCATCACCTTCTCTACCGATTGAACCCCCAATAGACCCACGTGAGGCAAAAGCATTCGCTACAGTGCCCTCCCCTATATAAGACAAAGCCCCTTCTGCGTTAGATTTTGCAGTGTTGAGGAAATTACCAATATTCGTCACTAGTGTTAAAGGGTTTTGTGATGGATCTTCAATACCTTTATCAAGCATTTTAACCATTCCATTAGTAAGAGTGACTGTTCCTATTAATGCGTTATCTTTCGCAGAAAGATCTGCCTGATGTTTTTGTAACTCAGTTAAACGGGGGTCTTTCATTTGCGATGCAAGATCAGCTGTTGGCTTATATTTTTGTTCTATCCAATTTCCCTGCAAACTTTTTACATTTACATAGCCTTTTTTTGTATCAGCCATAACGTAGATCTCACCACGAGGATCAACAAACCCTGTACGGTAATCATTAACGCCTGCTCGTGCAGATTCGGTGTCCTCGAAATTTTTAAATTGCAAGTTATCTACTTCGTCAAGTGCTTTGGTCATATAAGCCGTTCTATTGGCATTTTTATTTAACCGAGCAGTTTCTTTAGCTTTTCTAAGACCTAAATACGTGCTTGCGTAATCGCCAGCACCCCTGCCCATTTGGCTACCTACCACCATCTGAGCTATATCACTTAAACCAAACCCTTCTTGTTCTTCACGTTCTCCGAAAAGATTATAAGCATTTAATTGAGCCTGTGCTTTTTCGTTGCTTTTTACCTCCTTTAACGTTGTGGGGTTCTCTAAGATATTTAAATTCTTACTGTCTAAAAATTCCGCATCCGACATCGGTTGAGGTTCATCAGAAAGCATCCCCATAATACCTTCTAACGCTAACGGCAAAAAAGGTGAGAGTGTTTCTTTTATAGTTGGTTTCACAGAACGTCTAGATGCAGGCGCTCGGGCGGTGGGGAATCTCATTTGGCTTGCTGGCATTTTTACTGGCGTAACACCACCGCCACCTTCTCCGCCGCCGAAGGTTGGAAAAGGGAGAAAGCCGCCTATACCTTGATTTGAATTAGCCATTATTTTCTTCCGGCCCGTTTGGGTTTATTGGGGTTAAACAGGTTCTTTGGGTCATTATAGGGTCCATCACCACCAGCAACAGCGCGGGCTTGTGGTTGTTCATATTGCTGTTGGGGACTTTCAAGTTCTTGGACTCGTCCTTGCCCAGCCTGAGGGTTCCCAACCGCCACCGCTGGTTTTTGTCCCATTCTAAGGCTTTCTGGCCCTTGCGTTTGAATATTCTGGTTGCTAAGATTACTAAGCTCGCCAAGACTATTAATGCCGCTAAGAGCACTAAGGTCGTAATTTTGTCCTGGATTTCTGTCGTAAAACCCTTTACTGCCCCCTCGATAAGCAACTTGATCATCATTGTTTTCTACTGGCTCACCTGTTGGAATTGCTTGGTTTGGCTTAGTAGGTGCTACATAGCTAGGGTCGTACTCAGGAGGAGTACCATAACGACCGCCATAACCGCCATAACCGCTACCACTGCCATAACCACCACCATAACCACCAGCACCTTGACCACCAGCACCATAAGTACCACCGCCCATACCGCCGCTTGGACCATAATCACTGTTGTAGCTAGGCGCTCCTCCGGCGTAACCATAACCACCCGCCATTGGTCCGAGAGAAGCAGTAAGTGCTCCAACATTTTGCAACGTTTGCATAGGCAAGTTGTACTGACCTGTAAAGTTTTGGTAATTTAAATCCATTAGCGATTGCTGTCTTCCTCGACCTAAACCACCCATACCCATCATTGATTGAATATCGCCTTGCTGGAGTTGCGGTAATAAACTAGCCATTCCACCATACTGGCTACCGTATCCGCTTAACGCACCTGCCCCTTGCATACCTAATCCAGCTAATCCTTGACCGCCTTGCATGCCCATACCGTATAGTTGTTGACCAAGAGCACCTAGTTGTTGTCCTTGTTGTAACTGATTACCAAATCTTTGTTGATCTATATTTGAAACCTGTTGTCCTTGTTGTAATGTGTTACCAAACCTTTGTTGGTCTAACTGGTTTAATCCTTGACCCCTTTGCATTTGATTATCAATAGCGGCTTGTTCTGAAGCGTTTAATGCCTGACCTGTGTTTAGTTTAGCCTGTGCCTGTTGTGCTTCTAAACTTCCTAACTGCTGTGCTCGGGCTAATTGGTTCTGAGCTTCGGTAGTAGAAAGTGCTCCAAATTGTTGTCCTCTAGCTAATGCGGCAGACCCTTCTTGTCCTGCTAGTCCCGCTTCTTGTCCTGCTAGTCCTGATTGTAATCCGGCTAATCCGGCCTGTCGGCCTTGTTGAGATTCAAAAGCCTGTTGTGCTTGTTGCTGTGCTGAACCGTAACCCTGACTTCTTATCGCAGCAATTTGTTCTGCGGCTCCTCGTGCTGTATTCTCAGCTAACTCATCCCGTCGCATTCTTGATCGAGAACCACCAAAAGCTCCTCCGCTAACAGCTTCATCTCTCAGACCCATATCGCCTTTAGACAACCCTTCCCGAACATCTTTCATTGTTTGTTGAACAACTTGATCTTCGTAGGGATCAAAATATCTTTGAGCGGAATTAGGATCATACATTTTAGTAGACCCGTAACCACTTTGTTCTGCCCGACTTAATCCCCCACGTGCTTGACCAAACTGAGGGGTTGCCGCCGCTGTTTCTCTTCGAGCTAACTCTAAGTTTGGTGCTCCTGTACGTGTGAGATCTTGAGACTCACCAAAGGCAGGGACTCCTCCTTCTAAATAACTGCGACCAGACTCTCCAAACTGAGCACCTTCTATAAGTCCTCTACCGGACTGCTGCTGCTCAGCGCCCATGATCATGTTTCTACCGCTAGTATCGAATTGGGCACCTTCTGTAAGTCCTGCACCAACGTTTGTTAATCCTCTACCTTCGCTAAGACCTCGATTTATTTCATCCTGTCCTCTACTTAACGCTCCTCGAGTCATTCCTGAGGCTTCATCCAGTAGCCCTGCTTGTGCTCCTAAATAAGGTCGATAGCTACCAATAGCTTGGTCCGCCATTTGCATACCGTATTGTTCTCTAGGATCAAACCCAGCAACTCTGTCGCCCGTATAAGTGAACGGACTAGAGTTTGCCTGTCCCATCTGATTAAACTGTTGTCTTAAAAACGTATCAGCATACGGGAAAATACCCTGTTGTAGGAATTGTCCTACATAGGGTGCGGGGGCCTGACTCGAATATTCTTGGTCTTCTCTACTAGCCATATCGCTTGTTTCCTGCTTCATTAAATCTTTCTAGATTAGCAATGCCTTTCGCGTGACTGCCATCTCCTGCTGCATCTACTGCGGCTTTTGACAACATATACTCTCCGTTACTTGCCATCACCGGAATTAAATCATCTCGTGGACCACCTGGACCATGCATCGCACCGCCGTTAGGCATAAACATCGGTCGTTGAAGAGCTGAACCTTGATTAGCAAAAGTAACAGAAGAACCTGATACGGGGCTTATTTCTAACGAGGAGCGTCTTCTGTTTGAGTTTCCTGGAAGTGTTTTTGTGCTGACCAAACTTCCTGAACGGTCACTACCGCCCCCCAGTAATCGCTCAAGAAGCGCAGTACTCATCTGCCCAACTCCTTTAGATACCGCATTTTGAACCATAGGGTCTTGTTCATTGTAAAAATCACCCATTTGTTCAAACATAGTAGGATCAGGAAGAACATCAGGAGCATCTACATCGATATCCTCTTTCCCAAACATCGACTCTACTAACATATCCTCAGGTTTTTGTTGCGCCAGTTTTGTAAAGTCCACTCCTGCTCCTGCTTGTTCAGGCCCAGAAAGTTCTTGAGTCAAAAGATCTAAAATTCCTAAACTTCCGCCTATCCCTCTTTTTAAATAACCACCGACAGCCATTCCGGCAATACCATACTGGTCTAAATCAGCAGGGCTAACGCCTGCCGCCTCTAACTGTTGTAAAATCATAGCTTGGTTATCAGCTTGTGCGCCAGCACCCTCTTCAAAAGGATTAGAAACTGCAGTTACGGTACTTCCCTCTACAGGCGAGATGCCTATTCCTTCATCTCCAGGAGCCGTCGAAGGAGAAGTACCGCTTCCTATTTGTGCGGGTTGATCAGGATCTCCCATAATTTTACTCGTCAGTACATTAGTGGCGACGTTGACGGCGACTGCTGTTGCTATAGCGGCCATACTCATAACACTTGCTCCATAATTTTATCGATTTGTTTTATATCAAAATAGTTAAAATCTAGTTTAGAAAAATCATCTACAGTTACTTCGTTCAGTATGTCGTCAATGTCTAAACAGTCTGTTCTATGAACCGTTATAAAAGTACATTCTTCATGAATGTATAATACTCTTTTTGTGCCCGCTTCGGTTATTCCATGATACGGAGCTTTTATACGTTCTACTCCTTTATCACTGTAGATAGACGCCTCACCCTTCATAATAAAGAAAGGATGGTTTTTAGCGTGTATTTTAGTAGAAACTAATAAATCCTTAGGCATAACTATTTGTCTTATGTACTGTCCGTCTGCAAAGTTATGCGTAACAGCCCCTTCTGTTTGCCCTGTTATTTGATTACTTAATTCGTGCTGGTTGTTTTCTTCGCAATGTTGGGTAATTGCAGCTTCAAACTCTTGGATTTTATTTTGGAATTTAAGTTTGTTTTCTTTGTAGTCAAAAAACTCACAAGCTTCTTGATAAGTAAGCTCGGTGTTTTTTGTTAATGCCAAAGACACTAGAATCGGCTCCTAGTCTTTTGTTTCTTTCCTTTGGGCGTGTAGATATAGAAGTCCGAACGGCTCCCTTTTTTCTTTGCGTATGCTTTCTTATTTACACCAACCATGGATCCTCCTGCGTGTTTACACGTATTTGCGAGTTAAAGCTCATCTCGTAAAACTGCAGCACCGAGGCCGATAACCCGATTATATATCAAAAAGTGTATATTTTTAAAGGTTTTTCTTTACCTTTTACCTTCATTGGTTTTAGCTGTTTTAACGTGTAACTACAAAAAGTCTTAGTAGTCTCACCAACCAACACGTCTGCTCCTGCTTCTTTCGTTGCCGACTCGAGTCTAGCGGCGGTATTAACGGCGTCTCCAATAGCCGTATAATCAAATCTTTGGTCAGACCCCATGTTGCCGATAATGGCTTCTCCGCTGTTTATACCTATTCCTATCTGAATTGCAGGCAACCCTTTAGCTTCGAACTCTGTGTTGAGAGTTTCCATATTAACTTGTATTTGCTTGGCGCACTTGATAGCCCAGTCTTCGTGTCCTTCTAAATCTAAAGGTGCTCCAAAGATAGCCATCATTGCATCACCAATATACTTATCCACCATTCCATAACACTCGGCTACTGCAGATTGCTGTGCTGTAAGGGCTTTATTCATTATATACGTTACCTCTTCGGGAGTTACTCTCTCAGATAAGGCCGTAAAGCCCCGTACATCGGTAAACAGGAACGTACAGTACCGTTTCTCTCCACCTAACGTTAATAGGCTAGGATCGTCTTGAAGTCTCTTAACTTGCCTTGGGTCTAAATAATGCTCAAACTGCTTTTTAATTAATTGTCTTAACTTATACTGTTCTTTGTAATTAAGATAAAATGCAGCAGACGCAACAACAAACTGAGAAACCATCGTCCACGTTACGTCAACTAAGAAACCGCGCTGTATTAATACAAAACCTAAAAACCCCATGCCTGCAATAGACAGTCCAGAAAAAGTAAGCCCTAGATATACTCCCAAATAGTTTATAAACAAAAATACTAACAACACCCCCAAGATGAATATGAGGATTTCATACAGCCTTGCGTCACTTGGGATCATTGGCATACGTTTATTAGATGCATGAATAATAGTTTCAGCCAGTGACGCTTGTATTTGATGGGGGTATAAAAGACCTTTGGGCGTGGCTACTTGAGGAAGTATGCCTTTAGCAGTAGTCCCAACTATAACCACTTTGCCCTCTACATCCATTTCAGATAAAGACGTTTCAGCGGGAGCAACCCAATTAACCCAAACTCTACCATCAAAATCAGTCGGGATAGGGTTTAACTGTTTAACTCTCACTTCTTGAATACCGTTGGCGTTGGTTTTAATAACGTAGGTACTTGTGCCTGTAACAGACTTTAAAAGCTGAGTACCAAAACTTGCCATCCAACCGTCAGGACTACGCATTAACAATGGCATTCTCCGTACTAAACTATCAACGTCTACAGGTGCGGAGACTATGCCTTGAAGAGCAACGTCTCTTAGGCTCGGAATGTTCTGTGTAACACCTTTAGCGATTATTCCTCCAATGTCGTCGCCTAAGATTACCGTGCCTTCTGTTTTAGGAATTTCTTTGTAGCCGTCAGTCTCAAACATGGCTATAACACTGGGGTAATAAGATAACGCCTCTGCAAAATTTGCATCACCTCCGAACCGATCAGGTTCACTAAAGACCGCAACCCAGGATACAGATGCCGCTCCTGCATTTAACAAGTCTATGTGTATTTTTGCTAATCGTTTTCGGGGGAAAGGCCAACCCCCTTCGTTCTGTATATCCGACTCAGTTAGATTCAACAGAACTATCGCCCCCGTTGGCTCTTCCGTTTTAACAAAGTAATCAAAGGTTCTTAGCTTTACAACCTCAACCAAAGTAGGCTGATAAATTAATGCAGAAAACAACAGAGAGGACACTAGGAATATGATCGTCTTTTTCATTAACCCTCCTGCAGTATTCTAATGGTAGAATCTCCTCCGTTAATTTTTATAACATTAGAAACTCCATCTTGAATCAAAATTACGGTGTACCCTCCTGTTATGTCTAAATCTAATCGTGTATACTCGCTAACACCCCTTATAAGACTTAGCGTCTGCCCTGTGATAAGCGTAGTTATTTGCGTGTCTGCATCTGTCCCTAACGTTGTTCCGGTGACAGTAACTCCAGAGACTTGCGCTAATTTGTCCTCTTCCTTTGCTATCCCTAGTGCATCTAATACATTAAGTAAGTCCTCTAAATAATTGATATCTAAGTAATTGATGTCCAGTTCGGTAAACTCTAACTCATCATCTGCAAGAAAATCTTCTTCTAGGTAATCGATATCTAAATCATTAAAGTCTAAAATATTAGCAGTTTTAACGGTTCTTTCATCTGAAATAACTTTTTCTTCTTTTGGGGGGGTTACAATCAGCATGTTGTCAATAAAATCTAGAGTGAGATCCAGGACAACAGGTTTGGACGGAGCAGACTCATACACCGAGACCGTAGTAGCTTCGTAAGGCTTATTAAGTAATACGCTACCCATGGCCGTAATAACCTCGATCTCTCCGCTAGATACTCCGTATTGGTCGGGTAATAGGATAATAAGACTACGGCCTAACTCGTCTACGGTGGCTGTAAAATCTGTGCCGCGAATGGCGATATCAGCCGTGGGGGTCTTGAGGGATATATTCCGCTTATCTATCTGTCCTAGCTTACCGCTTATAAACCTAGCGGTGCCTAATCCAAAGGTAAGCGCCATTTTAGACTTACTAGGGTTTGCATCATAGATGTATTCATCTATTGTCAGTTGGGAGTGTTCTGTTAGCTTGACCGTAGAATCATCTAGGAACGTGATCGCCATACGGCCATTCGCAGTAACAGCCTCATCGTTAGACTGAACAGAAAACTTTAAGTCTGCGGTAAATGGCGACTGTTCTCTTTTTATCTGCGCGTACCCTGATACCTCCGATACCCCGCCTATCTCAACAGCCGAGGCTTGAGCCTTGGTCGTTTTGAATGACGCAAAGAGTACCGTTAGAACCAACAGATATAATTTTAAGCCAGTCATTATCCTGAGTACTCAGTTGTTGTATATTAAATGTTCGACTGCCGCCTGTTTGGTCAAGGTAGAAATAACCCCCAGCACTTGCAGTCACACCAGTTCCTGTATATGTGAGCGTGTTATCAGAACCATCAATATCTACATAATTCGTGCTACCGTCAATATTAATATTTGACGTTATGGTGTTGTTTGAACCCTGTATAATCCAATCAAGATCAAGGGTCGCCGCTAGTGCAGTAGTGCCTTGATTAAGGGTGAAAGTGTTGCCTGTGCCAGTAACGTTGACTAATTGGTTGCTTGAGTCAGCACCGTAAGTATTTGACGGGTCTACCTGAATAGTAAAAGTGTTGGTTGACCCAGTAAAATTGTAGTTACCCGTAAAGCTATCAGCCCATATGTCACCTAAGAACTTATTGGTAGCCCCAATCATATTGATGTCTAAGGTCATGCTAGTACCGTCAAGATCAAGAGGCGTTAAGCTACCCGCCGTTGAATTCAAGCCACCGATCAGGTTGCTAATGCCTAACTGTTCTATGTCTATGTTAGCTGTAGCGCCAGATTGATCTATGTATATTTCGTTGTCAGCCGCGAACAGCGGGGATGCAGTCATCGTTGCAATCAGGATTATTAATTTTTTCATGTTTCCAAAAACTCCTATCGTAGCCAATGTTGATTAATTCTAAGACTGCCCCTTCTATCGCCTTCATAAGGGCTATGGTTGTAGACTCATTACGAGAGTTTCCTAACTCTATCTCAATAAGCTCAGTACCCATTTCTATAAATTTAAAAACATCTTCGGATTGTCCGTAACTGAATACGGTTTTCTGGCTCATTACTTCTATCAATATTTCGCCAGTTGCTACTGAAACCATCCGTAGTGAGACTGTGATATTATCTTCTCGGTACTGTGCGCTTTTTCCTATGCCTAAATATCTAGCACCAATACCACCAGTAGTCAAGTTGGTATCATACGCTATAACTGCGCCTTCTAGCAATACACCCGCAAACAGCAGTGGCGGTACGCTTTTGCTCTTACTGTCCTCAGACATTTGCTCACGCGCTGATCTTATTAGCTGACGTTCTTTTGTTAAATTATCTAAGCCTACGCGCTCTACAACTCTAAAGAACATGCCGTTGCTGGCATGTTTCAAAGCTCTAATTAACAGTGCGCTTGGTTGTTGTGTAACCGCTGTAGAAAATAAAGCAAACGAACTATTGCTTTTACGCTGACCTGTTTGGTCTGTAAAAGAATTAGGATACACCGCAACAATAGGTTTTATTGTAGGGGATTTTACGTTACGTAACTCCGTTGATTGAAGCTCGTTTATACGGACTACATCGTTTGCGCTAAATCGTTGGTTATGGGTATCTTCAAACTGGTCAAACACTGAACAGCTAGAAAGAAAAAGAACCGACAGGCAGAGTAATAGTCGTTGAGTTTCCATCAGAATCCGTTATGATTAAGGTTATAAAATCTCCGTCAACAAAATACTGGATGGTATTACCTTCAAGCTCAAGGAACCCTTCAGTACTCATTGTCTCGCCAAACAAGTTATTAACTAATTGGCGGCTAAGTTCAGCATAGATACGAGACTCAAGATTGCGAATAAACCGTGCAAGCGTAGTGTTCTCTGCATCCCGCTCTAACTCTTCTTGGTACGCCTTAATCTCAGCGGCTATATCGGCCTTACGATTGAATTCTTGGTTTTCAATAGTCAGGTAGTGGCTCGATGTATTTATGCCGTTAAAACTGGGAGACTTAAACTTGTGCGTCATTTGGTCGGCAGTAATGGGCAACGCAATCAACAAAACCGTTAACGCGATTGTCTCAATCTTTCCTTTGATCATCTCTATCGGCCTTTGCAAGTCTATCCGTCTGAAGTAATTGCGGTACGCCTAGAATAGTTTTTAACAGGGTGTCTTGCCGAATGATTTCATTGTCGACAGACCTTACGCGATCTATTAGCGCCACCAGTATACCATGTTGACCATCTAGCTTACTTCCAAGTCTTTCTTCTAAGTGGCTTATCTGTTCCACTAGCTTGTCATCTAGAGTGTCTACTTTAGTCTCTAAGCCATCAATAATACGGTTAATCAGTTTCCAGATAAACATCCCCAACCCTAACGCCGCCGCTATTGGGAACCCGACTTCATTGATTAGCTGAACAACATCCATTACTCTACCGCAACAAACTTACCTAACTCTATAAGTTTAGCTCTGTTGGTTAAATGTTCATCTTCTATGTCTGATTTGCTTTGCCCGAAATAAGCTACCGCTAGGTGGTTGTCGATCATTAGCTGATTAATATTTACCCCGTCAACTACAACATTACCTAGAACCCTACCAAACTTTCCTTTAGAGTCTTTTAGCTTAGTTTCAATAACAACCTTATCGCCCCTATCGATCGCTTCTTGTAAAAAAGCAGAGGCTAGTTTCCCCCTAACTTTTTCATCCTTATCCCTAGTTCTACTTTCAGGTGTGTCAATCCCATAAAGACGAACCCTACAACGATAAAGAATATCAAAACCGAGATCCAGAACAACATCACAAGTGTCGCCATCAACAACCCTATCAACTGTACAACTGTATTCATACATTAGCACTTCCACCTTTTTCTTGCTTGCCGTAAGCGTGAGTTAGGATCTTTAGCGGCCTTAGGGAACTTCTTCATCTGTCCTGCAGATCGGGCACAGTAAGACTTTCTCCTTTTTGCTGCCGCACTTCCTTTTTTCACTGTTCCTGTAACCGCTGTTTTTAACTTTGATCCTGGGTTTTTCTTTTTATACGCGGCTACACCTTTCCTAGTCATCCCCGCACCAGCCTTAGTGTTACGGTAATTACCGCCCTTGCCTGTGGTGCGTTTTATTGCAGCAGCCATTACTTTTTCTTCTTATTCTTAGGAAATCCGGCTTTCATATTACTGTAAGCTTTATCAGAAATAGTTGACTTATTTTTAGGTCGGCTAATTCCTTTCTTTTTCCTAGCATTAATATTCGCATACAACCCTTTAGCCATTACGCCTTACTCCTTGCTTTTTTCTTAGCCGCGACAGACAATTCTTTTAAATGAAAAAGTTTTACACTTGTTTTACTGTGTGTTTTGTTTGAGTGCAAAGAACCATCAGGCATTTTATGTGTTCCGCCTGTGTGAAGGGTTCCGTTTCTTTTATAATGTTTCACACCTTTCATTTACTTAGCCTCCAAAACTCTATCTCTTAGTCTAACTGCTCTCGGTCCTACTTGTATAGCCCAACGACTATCAATCATCTCAACTGCTGCTTTATCCCAGTCTTTAATTTTCATCGCATTTAAAAAATTTTTAAACTTTAACAAACGTGTAATACCTAAATTAAACGACATATTTGCTATAACTAATAATAAATCGTCAGGTAACTCTCGCCACCAAGACAAGTTTCGGTCTAAATCTTCGAATACATTCGCAATATCTTTCTCAAAACATTCTTTAATACGATCGTCAGAAACACAGGTTCCTACGTCTTGTCCATGTTCTGGGTCACTTTCAAGAACTAAATGTCCTATACCAAAAGTCGCATATCCCAAATGATCAAGATACACCTCATTAACACAGCCTTCATCAAATGTTAAGTCTTGTTGTAGTTTTTCCATATTCATATTATGTATACCAGTTCTCAGTTCCGTACCCTGTTGCGATAGTTCCTAAAGCGATTAAAGTATCCCCACCTGTAGAAACAGTAACTAGTCCTAATTCACCGACGGCTTCTACACCGTTTTCTGTCCCTTTATACAGGTTTACCCACGCTGTCCCTGTCCATAGTTGTAACTGTTTTGTTGCTAAATTCCAGATAATGTCTCCAGAATTGAATTGGTTTGAGTTGCGTTGGGTTTCATTGACATTTACGGTTGCGCCTATGTCTGCTTTACCCAAACTTAATTCTAACACTCTAACCAGCCTGTTGAATAGTTCAGGAGATAATTCTCCTGCAGCGAAGGGTAGCTTAGTTTCTAATAGCCTAGCCATTATCGGCGGCCATCTGGTTTAACGTCTAATCGCATAGAGCCAACTCTAAAGGAAGTCCCTATTGCATTAACATCGGTATCGTTAGACTGAATACGCAACACCGCTTGTCTTCCCCGTACTCTAGAATCTATTCTAGTAGTGACAGAGGTACAAGAAGAGGTTAAGGCGGTTGTTAATTCTTCTCCTGGATAGTTTCTCCGCTTTAAAACAATATCTACGTTCTGTCCTGACGCGCCTGTGTCTACGTTACCCGTAAACTGTATATCTGGAATAACCCTACTAACTGACTGAAATTCTTCTCCTGCAGGATCGAGATCAAAGTCACTAGACTCTATAAAGACGTTAGTCATCGCAGTTCCATCGTCATCGACGCCAGACTCATGGTTATAAACATAACCCACATCAGACGTTGAAGACGTTGCTTTAGGATCACTAAAAATTCCTTCGTCTAACCAACAGGTTCTAGAAAGTTCTCCTATCATCCAAATCTGTTCTTCATAGTTATACGTAACATATCTGTCTAGTACCGTATTAGTTCCCGAACAATAGAACCAACCAACCTCATTAAAACCTTTATTAACGAAACCGAATATTTGATAACTTTGTGTTTGGTTTATATCTCCGAAAACATAAGCATCAACACTACAGGGAAGTTCTTGGACTTGTCCTGAATAAGCATAAAATCCTTTCTTATCCATCCAAAACACGCCCTTAGGGGTATTCACCATAGCGTTGGGTCCAACTAAACCAACCCCTTCATTAACTAAGTTAATAGAAAATGTAAAGGGTTGACCTACAAAAGTCATTGAATATAGTGACGTATCTGTCCAAATCAACGTTTCTTGTCGCGCTCTAATCGCGCCTACAATAGCAGAGCCTGCTGAAAGTCTAAAAGATCCTGCAGTATTTGTAGCTAATGGTTCCCATTGTTCGGCATTTTCTTGATCACTCCACGCAATAAACATAGGGTCTATTGCTCCTGTTCTTGCAGTTCCTCCCCCGTTTAAGGGGTCAGCTCCAAAACAAATTACGTGTCTATCAATATCGGAAACCATAACCTGTAAGGCTAACGTCGGAGGTAAATTCGCACCTAAGTCTGTTAAGGTAACGGCTCTGACGTCTGCTCCGGCACTTTCATCCCAATAAAAAACACCCGACCCACGAGGGCATATAAGTAAATCTTCGCCGAAGTTATCATGAGACCAAAGACGTAACTGATTTGTAGATCCTAAAGCAGAAACACTTCCCCAAGTACCCGCCCCCCAGTAGTCGGATCCCCAACCTGTTGAAGGAACATAAACGTCTAAACCTACATTGATTTGATATACTGCGTCTGCGGCAGACCCCCCGTTCCCAGAATCGCTGCTGTTAGCGGTAGCGGTAGCGGTAAACGTGAATGTATTTGGATTAGGCACTGCGGTAACTTGGTATTCTTGGTTTAAAACGGAGGCCGTAATAAGACCTCCTAGAGAAACGGCTCCCGCGATAGTTACGAAATCGTTAACCACTGCCCCGTGGTTTGAATCTGTTGCGGTAATAACCGCACTGCCATCAGTAGCCGCAAAAACGATACCATTAGTTGTTGTTGCTCTTATTGGGGTTATATCATAAAAAACTTGCCCGTCTACTGCGTAATATTTCCAAGTAGTCCCCAAACCAAGATATTTAGTTCCAGATAAATCTACCCAAGCATGGAGCGCCCTGCCTGTTGCTTTAAAAGAATTAGATGAAGATTTAGTCCAGCCGCCTATTTTCTCAGGCAAACCTTTACGGAAACGTATTAAATTAGAATCAAACCATCCGCCTCTATTAGAATATGCGGTTCCTTCTTTATTGATTCCAGGCTGGAAAATAAATTTTTGTAGCGGCATTACCCTCCCCCTATAAAAATCTAGTTAGGACGGCTGATCCAAGTATAAAAGGATACACTCCCCATAACAACATTTCTAATTTTTTGAATTTAGCAGAGCCTTCATCAAGGCGTTTTTCAATGTACTCATAACGAACAGTACATTCACGTTCATGAGCGTTAAGCCCCGCTAACGCATCTTTTACAGTAGGCATTATTTATCCTTGGCTTTGTTGCCCAAGAAAGCGAACTGTTCCATCACTTTATAAGCTTTTGCAACCCATACGTCATCTTTAGGGGTTTCAGTGTAGTTGCATACTACTGAGGCTACTGAAATTAGTGATGTTGCTAGTACGTAAGCATCTATTAAATAGCTCATGATGCTGTGTATCCATTACCGGCTGAAATAGCTGACGTTGTGGCTGTCATGCTTTCACTGCCCCAATCGCTCTTAGCTTTCATGAGTACAAGGTGCTGAGTATTTCTATCAACACAGTCCTGTCGATCTTCTTTTGGCTCATCTGCCATAGAGTCTCCTGCTATAACATCTGTGATTAATGCAATGCTGTGTCCCATTGCTGTGAAGTCTGATGCTAGCTCTTTTTCTGTACGGTCTGTCATGGTTATTTATCCTTCTAGTGTTGTGATTCGTGCGGTGAG